GTATAATTGGTACTGATTTAATAATTTTAAATGAATCTGCCAAAAGGTTTATTTACTTTACATGTCAGTATTTGCAAAATCCTGAGTTACAAGAAGTCCTAGAAATAAAAGACCCCCTGGATGTTGTTACTAAGGTGTTTGGAGTAGAAAACCTAATTGATATAGCAACAAAAATCCAAAATGCTTTTGGAGATGGAAACAAGGTAAAAAGAACAGTAAAAAACTAATAAGAGGGGATGATAATCAAGGTGGTGAACTCTTTTGGCTTGGTCACTGCTTTGAAAAAGGTCATTCCCTCGAATATTTATGGGGATTATCAGCATGTAAAAAAGAATTAATAAAAGAATATTTACAATTTAAGATGGAATTAAAAAATAGAAATAGAAATCAAGGGGGTGAGGAATAATGTCTAGCACGAAGGTGATTAATACCATTCTTAATCTTAAGAATAACTTTAGTGATACAATTGAAAATGTTGCCAAAAGTACATCGAATTTTAGAAATGGTATGCAGAAAACTGAAAAGCAAGCGTTGAGTATGAAAAAAACTGTAAGTGATGCATTCGGAGATATTGGAAAAACTATACTTGATGGTGTCGGTATAGGTGCTGGTATGGAAATTTTTGAAACTATTAAAGATAAAATTTCAGAAACTGTTACATTTGGTTCTGACTTACAATCATCTCTAAATGGAGTTATGGCTTCTGGTGGACTTGCTTCTTCTGGAGCAGACAGAATGAAAGATATTATGCTAGACATTTATAATAACAATTTTGGAGAAAATTTTGGAGAGATTGGTGAAGCGCTTAAAGCAGTAGGACAACAAACTGGATATACTGGAGATAATTTAAAAGATTTAACTGAAAATGCATTAACATTGAAAGATACCTTTGATTTTGAAGTAGGTGAATCTACTAGGTCTGCTTCTACACTAATGAAGAACTTTGGAATTGATGGTAATGAAGCTTTTAATTTAATTGCACAAGGAAAACAGGATGGATTAGATTTTAGTGGAGAAATGTTAGATTCTATAAATGAATATAGTGTTCAATTTAAGAAAGTTGGGTTGAATGCAGAAGACATGTTTAATGTATTTAAAAGTGGAACTGATAACGGTGCTTTCAATATAGATAAAATTGGAGATGCAGTTAAAGAGTTTAGTATAAGATCGATAGATGGTTCAACAACATCTATCGATGGATTTACACAACTAGGATTTAATGCAGATGAATTAACAGGCAAATTTGCTAAAGGTGGCGATACTGCAAAAAGTTCATTTCAGGATGTAATTAAAGCATTAACTAACATGAAAGACCCAGTTAAACAAAGTCAAGTCGGAGTAGAATTATTTGGTACTCAATTTGAAGATTTGGGTATAACTGCAATTTCATCTTTAGGTGATGTAGAAGGAGAAATAAGTAATACTTATGATGCTTTAGGACAAATAAATAAAGTTAAATACAATGATATAGGTTCAGCATTTGAAGGTATAAAAAGAAATATTCAAACTAGTATTTTAATTCCAATTTCTGATGCAGTATTGCCAAGATTAAATGATTTTGCGAGTTGGTTTAGTAGCAATATACCAAATATAAAAGAAAATATTTCTAGTATGACTACTGACTTTCTGAATGTAGCAGGAACTATTTTAGATAAAAATTTGCCAGCTATACAAAACTTAGGTGGTGCAATTTCTGACTTAGTAAAAACAATTTGGGATAGTGTTCAACCAGCTTTTGATTCTATAAAACCTACCAGTTGGGATTCTATAGCAGATGCAATAAAAAATATATTAGATAAAGCTACAGAGGTTGTTAATTTTATAAAAGATAATTGGAAAGAAATAGAACCAGTCGTACTTACAATTGTGGGTGCATTAACTGCTTATAAATTGACACTTATGGCAATAGAAGCGTGGAGTATTATTGTAGGTGCGACAACTAGTATATATTCAGCAGTAGAATTAGCAATTTGGGGAGTAGTTAACGCCACATCTGCTTGGGAAGCGATTCAATGGTTGCTCAATGTGGCTATGGATGCAAACCCTGTTGGTTTTGTAATTGGAGTAATAGCACTACTAGGATTAGCGATTTATGAAGTAGTAACACATTTTCAGGATATTGTAGATTGGTGTTATAAAGCTTGGGCTGTCTTAGAAGATAATCCTATTTTGGGATTCATAGCAACTATAATATCTCCATTAGGTGTAGCATTACTTGGAATTATAACACACTGGAAAGACATTTGTGACTGGGTTCAAAAAGCATGGGACTGGCTGAAAAAGTGGAATGATACAACTATAGAAGATAAAAATGTGAATATAAATCAAACGATAACTCAAAAGCAAGAACAAGGTTCTGGGGCAGATTTTATGGATACTTTTAATGCTTCTTATGACGTTGGTGCTAATGCAACTGGCAGTAATTTTTGGCGCGGTGGGTTCACAAAAATAAATGAACATGGTGGTGAAATGGCTTTACTTCCTTCTGGTTCAAAAGTTATACCGGCAGATAAAACCAATAAAATTCTAAATGGTAATGGTGGACATACTTTTATTATTAATTTTAATGGTAATGTTGGAACAGAAGAATTTTTTGATAAAGCAGGGGATTTTATAGTAAACAAAGTCACTTCAGTTCTGCAAAATAATATGTAAAGAAGGTGTTAATATATGAATTTTAATATTTATATCTCAGATTATAACAAAACAAAAATATTACAATTGCCTATAATTCCATCAGAAATGCCTTCTTTTTCATATAAATCATCTAATGAAGAGTTTGAAACTTGGTGGAATGGCACATATAACTTTATAGAAAAGCAAGGTTTAATGATCTTAAGTTTAGATAGTTGGTTGCCTTCAAATGCAAGCAAATATCATTTCTGTAAAAGTAAAGTAAATGCGATTGAAATAATTGAACTTATAAAAAATATCCAAAGTAAGGCAGAGCCTTTGAGACTTATAATTACTGGTGGGGATAGTGTATCTAATATAAATGATGCTTTTGCTATAGAATCATTTTCTTATAATGTTATGAAAAGGGGAGATTATAAGTATTCTTTAAGTCTGAAACAATGGAGAGAATATATAACTACAGTTAGTAATAATGCAGTTAAATTAGGTTGGAATCAGAATAGTACAGGCTGGTGGTATGTAACAGATGCTGAAAAAAATACATATTATCAAGGGTGTTGGCAATTGATAGAAAATGAGTGGTATAGTTTTATGCCAGATGGATATATGAAAACTGGATGGCTTCAAGATGCAGGATATTGGTATTGGTTAAAAGAAAGTGGAGCAATGGCCAGGAACGAATGGATTAAAGTCGATGGAAAATCATATTATTTAGGTGCTAATGGAGCAATGTATGCTAATACTTATACTCCAGACGGTTATTGGGTTGGAAGTGATGGTGCATGGGTTGAATAGGATGGTGATAGTATGTATAAATTAATAGTTCAAAATACAGATATTATTAATGATTGTGAAAATATAACTTGGAATAATAATTCAGATACGCTTGGGACTCAATTGAGTTTTGATACTATAAAAGAATTTCCAGCAGGCAATGTTGTTTCTTTGTGGAATGATACTAGAGAAATATTTAGAGGTATAGCATTAAAACCAACTCAAAAGAGGTGGAATTACTCATATACTTGTCAAGATTATAGTTTTTATCTTAAGAGTAAGTTGATAAAACAGTTTAATGGGATGAGTGCAAGTGAAGCCATTAAGTCGTTATTAAGCGAAGCATATATAATAGGAGATATAGTAGATATTCCAACTCAAATTACGAAGATTTATAAAAACAATACACTCGCTGATATTATTGAAGATATTTTAAAGCAATCAAAGGATGACCAAGGATTAGAATACTTTAAAGAAATTGAAGGGAATATTTTGTACATTAGAAAAGTTGAAGATATGAAAATTCAGCCTAATATATTATTACCTAAAACTATTGATATTACATCTAGCATTGAAAATATGAAAAATAAAATAATAGTAACAACAAATGATGAAAATAATGCGAATATAGTAGCAAGTGCAGAAGATACAAGCCAACAACCTTTTTATGGAGTATTGAGTGATATTGAAAGTGTAGATGATAAAAATATAGCACAAGCACAAAACATTGCTGACAATAAACTTAGAGAATTAAACAAAGTTACTTATAGTACAAGTTTAGACCTAATTGCAATTGAGGGGGGAGATGATATAAAGGATAATAGAATGATTTATCTTAATGCTGGGAGTAGATTAACTGGATACTATAAAATTAAAAGTGCAAGTCATACTTTAACTAAGGGATTACACAAAGTGAATATAAACATTGAATGGTAAAGGAGTGATATAATGCAAAATTGGGAGGTTACTTTAGCAAAACATTTCAAAGATAGAAATAATGAAGAAATTGATGAAGCAGTAATTGGAACTATTATTTCAACTAATCCAATTTCAGTATCAATTTATAATGGTCAGATAATTTTAAATTCTAATCAATATTATGTCTGTGAAAGTTTAAAGAATATAACAGGAACTATTAATTTAGAAAATGTTGCAGATCATGGAGCATTAACTACAAAATTTACTATTACAAGAGAATTAAATATAGGTGATGAAGTTCTTTGTATTCCAGCAGCACGAGGACAAAAATATTTCATAGTGGATAAGGTGGCGACAACATAATGTTTCCAAAACAAAATATAGAATTAGCTAATAATATACAATCTCTAGATGGAAAGATTTCTTTTGAATTTGATTTTTCCACTGGAGATTTTGTATTAGAAAATGGAAAAATTAAAACTTTAAATGGTATAGAATCAATTAAAATGTGGATTACAAAAGCTTTAAAAACAGAAAAATATAGATTTAAAATATATAATACAACTGCTGTAGAAAAGTATGGAGCAAGTTTACAAGAAATTGTTACATCTAATTATCCATTTGATTTTATTAAAGCAGAAATTCAACGAGAAATTACAGATACATTACTAAAGAATTCAGAAATAAAAGTAGTAGATAACTTTATTTTTAAGAGAGATAAAAAGATTTTAAATGTAAGTTTTGATGTATCAACAATATATGGGAACATGGCAAAGGAAGTGATTATAGGTGGCTAATGACAGGGAAAATATTCAGACAAGATTGTTAAGTAATATTGATGATAAATATGATAAAAGTGCAGGAAGTTTCTTTTATGATGCAGAAAAACCAGTCTCAATTGAACTTGAAAGTGCTTATGTGACATTAGAGGGAATGTTAGATAAATATTTTGCAGATACAGCTACAGGAAAAGACCTTGAAAGAATTGTTAAAACAGTTGGATTAACGCGAAAAATAACTACAAAAAGTTATGGGATAGTTACTATAACAGGATTAAAAGATGCAATTATTAAAAAAGGTGAAAAAGTATCAAGTGATAGTATAAATTTTATTTTTACAGAAGATGCAGTTATGCCAGAATCAAAAACAATTGATATAAGTGTTGAATGTGAGAAATATGGGATAGTTGGAAATGTTCCAGTAGGAGCAATTAAATTCTTTCCTAAGACTTTAGAAGGACTTCAAACAGTAACAAACAAAGAAGCATTCAATAATGGTTATGATGAAGAAACAGAAGAAAATTTAAGAGAAAGATATTATACAAAAATCAGAACTCCTGCAACTAGTGGAAACATATTTCATTATCTTAATTGGGCGAAAGAAGTTATAGGTGTTGGAGATGCAAGGGTAATACCTTTATGGGCAGGTAATGGAACTGTAAAAGTAGTTATCATAAATAGTAATAAAATTGGTGCTGATACAACATTAATTAATAGTGTTGCAAAGCATATAGAAGAAAATAGACCCATAGGAGCTACAGTAACAGTGGTTTCAGCTACAGAAGTACCAATAAACATAAAAGCAACATTAGTTATAGATACAATTAATGTTACAGGTGCAGAAGTGAGAACTAATATAGAATATGAAATAAAGGATTATTTGAAAAGTATTGCATTTAAAGAAAACTATATAAGTTATGCAAAGATAGGTTCAATTATATTAGGAACAACTGGAGTTAAAGACTACAGCAATCTGAAATTAAATGATGGAACTATTAACATAAATATAACAGATACACAAGTTGCAGTATTTGGGGTGATTGTAATTGGATAATAATATTTTACTTTCATATCAACCGGACTATTACAAAATCTCAGAAGTTATGGAAAATATCAATAATGCAAACTCTATAGAATTAGATTTATTTAATTCTAATATAATAGATATAAAAAATCAGATGCTTGTAGAAACTGCGACAGTTGGATTAAGTAGATGGGAAAATATTTTAGGCTTAGAATCGGCTAACAATTACAATATAGACTACAGAAGAACTCGTATATTAGGTAGGCTTAAAGGACAAGGTACATTTACAATAAAATTTATCAAGGATTTGACTACTAGCTTTGAAAATGCTGAGGTTGAAGTGACAGAAGATAATGCAAGTTATTCTTTTTCTATTAAATTTGTAGGAATTAAAGGAATAGTACCGAATTTAGATGATTTAAAATCTATAATAGAAGAATTTAAACCAGCACATTTGGGTGTTAACTATGTATTTACTTATCTTACATGGAATGAATTTAATAATTATAATAAAACTTGGAGTGTATGGAATAGTTTAAACTTAAATTGGAATACATTTGAAGCATATAAAGAATAAATATAAGAAAGGGGCGATATAATGCCAAGTGTAAATAAAACAGAAACTATACAATTAAATCAATGGCAGTCAAAT